CTTGGCTTTTGAATTAAAGAACTTTCGTTCTAAGATTCAAGTCATCGCCACCTACGAACAAGAAGACTTGCTCGTGGGCGTGTGTACAAACGGACGGAGAAAGGCTCACTTTCGTGGGCCCCTACACCGCATCTGCGAGGTTTATCGTTCGACCAGGGTGAGGGAGATGACGGGTCAACTTCTGCGAAATAACGCAAAAGCATAGACCAACCATCAATCTCACGTTTTACTGGTCGTGTCCGGACGTCATAAACGTAGTATTCGAGCTTTTGCAAGTTCGAGTTATTACGACGACGTTTTGGACGGTAGACCTCCGGAACTTCAACTAAGCTAGGACATGTCAAAGACATGTCTGCGCATGGTATTTCTCCATAAACGGAGAGTAGCCATCCTACGATCAAATCGTAGGTAGTAAAGAAGCGTCTGTTATACAAGTGATTCGCGAAAGCGATATAACTTGTATAAACATCCGCGGATGGGTTACGACGCCACAGAGTGCGTAATCGCACTGGAGTAACATCGACGCCTTGGTAGGCATCGACGCCACATGATTCACGAAAGAATCCTGTGACGCAACTCTTGGCACGGTTTACAAGTAAACCAAATGCTTCGAGTTGGGCTATAGCGTTCGCGGCTTGTGCCGTTTTGACTATAACGTCATCACCGTACACGAGAACACTATCTCTAGTGTCTGCATCCTCACACCCCGCAGTAAGAATAGCCCAGATAGTAAGCGCCAGGACGGGAAAGCATAAAGCTGACCCCATTGGAGCATATTTATCTAGGTCGATCTTCTCACCATTAGGGAGGAGTGTACTCAACGATCTGCAATTCATCAAAGCCCCTTTAATGGGGTCTGGGAAGAGCAGATTGACGAGACCACACGTTACTCGGTCACTGGCCTCTTTCAGGTCCAGTGTCGCGTATAATCCCCGTTCGGAGCCCAAAAGAGCTCCTAATTGGTTTGGTCGTTGGTCTGTGAAGTGGACATTAAACCTCGTAAGAGGATGATGTTCCACATGATTCACGATGGCTCGGCCTAAACCTTGCTGTATCCACTGGAATTCCAGTGGTTCGCAAGATATAAGGCGTGGTCCGCGAGAGTCCTTCGGTACAAGTATTACTTGCGCCGAGGCCTCTTGATATACAAGGTTTTGATCTTCCTTGTAAGAGTCACAGATATGTCCAAGAGACGCTTTGAAATAAGTGTCAAATGGATACGTCTGGACGATTCTCGGATTAATCCTGTCCCATCGATACTTCTCCCAGAGTCGCTCTTTTGTAGAGACGACGCCGGGGCCGTGTCGCGGGTGGATATCCAAGTGATCAAAGTTCGAAAACAACCTTTGCAGGAGTTTCCGAGCTTTACGAACGATTCTACGACCAGCGAGACTAGGGATAGTCTCGTAAGCCGAAGGATCAGCATCAAGGCGTTCAGCCAATTGGTTGAATCCATGATTGAATGGAGCAATAACCTTCTCAGTTTCAATGAAACTCTGAAGGACTTTTGCTTCGTCAGTTGAGGAGTAAGGGAGTTCGAGTTTGTAAAAAACAAACAGAATCTGCCTTACTGTTTTGATGCATTTCACACAGGGTGTTGGAAGAACCCAACCGTCGTGTGAGAAGATGCATTGGAAGAGCTCACCAAGAAATCTTGGAAGCTCACTACCGGGAATCTTGCGAAACCCAGTAGAGTCTAATGGTACTTCTCCGAGCAACGCTCTATCGAGCGACTTGCCCAGACGTGGAAGAGTTTTCGTGAGAAAACTCATGCCTTCCCGTTCTAATCGGCTAACGATCTTTTGGACTGTTAGTCTTTCAGAACGTGGTGAAAACACTTCACTGTGTAACGTTTGAACGTCACGTAGCAAAGCGGCGATGATCTGTATATACGGATCTTGGCTTTTGTTAAACACCATAAGGTAGTTTTCCAAGAGCGACGGATCGACGCGCTACGAGATCTTACACGAATATCCGAAACGCCTCTCCAGGGGTATCAAGCCCCGAAGAGGCGTTTAAACCAATCAAGCTCACATGACTTAGTCTCTATAACAGGCCAATGTTCATCCTCAACGAAAATTTCGTTGCGGGAAGAATACTGGTGCTGCTTTAATAGAGCATAAAGTTCATTGAGTTCTTCATTGAGTTTGTTACGCTGTACAATTTTTGCACACATAACAATCACAATGCGTTCTTCTGGTGTCAATTGTTTAATTTGCTTCATATGAAACATTTGGACTTTTGACCATGGCTGAACGATCGGTATCGGATAAGGATTCTCGAAAGGCGGTACTTTAAAGAGTACCGTTGATGAGAGCTGAGGCCCCGTAGCCAGAACAGTCGTAGAGAATTGTTGTACTTGCACCTGTAGAGGCGCAAAGAGACAACAAGTTCGCTAAGGCTTTCTTGGCAGTATCGTAATCATTAGACAGCCCGGTAGGGATGTCAATGACAAGATACGCGGAAGTGGTGATTGGCGTTTGTTCGTCAACATCACTCTCCGTAACGAGGTCAAAGCGCACAACAGATCGACGGCGCCTTTGCGGACCACTACCGGACTCTTGGTGTTTAACCGAGAGCCGATAAGGTTGCGAAGGACCTTCAGTCGTTGCTGCCCAAACGGCAGATCTGTCGCCACGAGACAAGAGTGAAAACTCCGTCTCGGTGCCAGATGCGTCCTTAATTTGATTCGTGTTTAGCGAGTCAGGGATCATGGTCGTACATCCTATTTGTTTAGGGTGTTAGGTCACCGTGGTATTGGCGGAACTGCTAGTCGCGCGAAAGCGCAAGAGCAGCTCCTAAACTCAACTCTTTCGAGTTGAGCCCGCTCGTTACAAACGAACGTAGCCCCCCTATAGGGACGGGTTGTCTTATAAAAGACTCCTCATCTGTTTGGGAGGCTAATTCAGTACTTCCTAGTCCAACGTATGACCGCGTTGAGCGGATCACATGAAGGGACCAGCAGTACTGATATATATGCGTTCCGGGTTCCAAGTTCCTGGACTTGAATTGATCGAGCCATTTACTTACGTTTATGACCCAATCAACTACAAACGACCAGGGAATAGCATTCCAGATAATAGCTGGGTTAAGATTAACACCCAGCTGATCTAATAACGCTAAGAGGATGTCGTCCTCCGTAACGGCGAAGGGCAGCGTATAGCTGTACTCGACCGTTGCATGGAACATGCACCTACTGTACACGGTCTCTTTCTTTCGGTTAACTGTAGTAGGCACTGACCAATCGGGCAGTGTCTCAACAGATTCCTTAGAAACAGACTGGTACTCGTCTGTAAGCGGTATCGCGAAATGCGAATGCTTACGTAGGTACTGCCCCGCAATGAGTTTTTGAAGCTCTTTGCGGGTATTCAACACAGAAGTCCAAAGACCTCTGATGTCTGACCAGAGTGGCATGATGTTAAATTCTCCTTGGAGAAAAACATCAAGCCCTGCTTGCTTAATCTGTTTAAGAGTTTTCGACGTGAGTCCGAATTTGATCAGACTCTTGTCTACTTTCTTTAACTTATTAAGTGTTCGCGGCAGAGACTTAAAATCCTTCAACTCATAAAGTGAGTTTAGGAGACTAAGTTTCGGCTTTATACCCGGTAACATCACGTCGAGAGATCGCGTGATGAGGGTATTAAGGTCTTTCGGAGACGTGACGAACGTCCCTGAAGAACCTATAACGAACAATGGCTTAACAAAGTATAAATACCCCATTAAGTCACCGAGCACAGAGTTAGTCCCAGTACCGCCGCCTGACCACGCAGTGCCACTCCATACGGATTGGACACTGAGTGGGTCTACAAGGTATATTCCTGCGCTATGATCCCCGGGATTAACCCAGGTATTACAGCCAGAGATAGCCTTAATAAACCGTCGTTGCTGCATTTTGTAATGCTGGCAAGGACGAAAGGTACGACGATCGCGACCAGTATCCACTGAGTCCATCCACTCATAATAGGATTGATATCCTAAGTTTGATTGGGGGACACCAGGTGGAGGATGATACGGAACGCCCGAGTGATAAGCTTGGGCGTAGAAGTAATCACCTTCCTGGTACTGTTCGCGGGGTGTTCTCTGCATATATAAGGACGGTGAAGTATTCACCTTTGGTGTGTCCCC